ACATCGGGGCAGCCATGGGCGGGGTTTCAGCATCAGACTGCGATCCCATAGCCATGCCCGGCTCTGCGCCGGGAGTAGGGCCAGCGGCAGCAGGGGCTGCACGTTCTCCCTTAATCATTTCCATCAATCGGTCTGACGGTACGCTCATGGTTAATCCCTAAATTGTGCGAATAGTGGCAAGCACTTACTAACTTGTCAAGCCAAAAAAATGGGGGCTATATTTTTCCACCCGCCCCGCAAGGGTAGACCCTTTCGGGAATTACTTGCGAGCCTTACGGCCTTTGCGAGCTTTGCGAGCCATGGTATTTCTCCTGAATGGCCTGGGCCACTTACTTCATAGGGGAAGCAGCCACACCCTTATCCCTTGCGGGGATTCTTACCGACGAGTCTTGCGGCTACGCTTCATTTTCTTGTACATGGTGTACTCCTAGACACGGGTTGAGGAACGTCCATCAGACCGGGGTGTACTCCGGCTGGAATAGTTTTTACCACCCTGCACACGGTATTGCAAGGCAGGTTCTTGCCTGCCAAGCGATTTCGTGTCTACGCGAGGTTGGTCAGCTTTGGGTTGGGTGTTGCCAGTTTTCATTCGCCACCTACCGCTTTGAGGTCTGGTTTGCCGCCACCCTTCTCAGGCTTGGGCTGGGCAGCTTGCTGCGCTGCAACCATGGCTTGCTTTTCTTCCATCTTCTTCAGCCGGTCTTTCAGTTCCTGCTTCATGGGCGGTTCCAGCAGGTCGAGCAAGGATTCCTTGTCGATAGCTTGGGCTTTGAACAGGTTGAACGCCAGTTGGCGCAAGTCCTCGGTGAAGATCGGGCTGTTGCTGTGCGCGTCCACCTTAACGGTGAAGTCTTTGGTGAATTGCTCGGCAACAAACGAGACGTTCTCGGTGTCCTTGAAGTGCGTGGCATCGTATGCCTGCATCAGCTTCAGGTACAGCGTGGCTACCTTTTCCAGCGCATCCTCGACTACGAGGGCGCGTTTCTTGGCGCGGCTGGAGCCTAGACGGGCAAGCTGGCTAGCGTGTCCGGCAGACCGGACTCCCGATTCACCCTTGCCCTGTAAGACGTTGCCAATGCCGGAGGCTTCTTCAAACATCCGGTCTACCTCGCGGATAGACTCATACAGGTCTGGCGGGATAGTGGGCGCTAACTTCTCAACCTTGGCATTGGGCATATCCGTGGACAGCAAGCCGCCAGCACGGTTGAGCGCAAAATTCTTTTCGTCCAGGATGCCGGAGAAGCCCATCAGGGCAGTCGGCGGGGCAACCTGCTTGGACAGCAAGTCCAGAATCTCGTTCATCCGGTTGTTACGCAGTAGCTGCAAATTGATGAGCCGCTGGCATTCGGACTGACCCCAGAAATAATCGTACTGGGGGTTGGGACAAATCTGGATGAAAGGCAGTTCGCCTTTCAGGAACACGGACTCACCAGGCCGGTCATAGATCACGGTATCCGGGTTTGCCATGGTGACTACTTGGTAGTCCATCTTCTCATCGTTCCACAGCCAGAGTTCGCGCATCTCCACGGTGTCCTCGGCAACCTGGGCCTTGTAGCGGTTGTAGCCGTACAGATCGAGGTTGACGTTACCCATCATGGTGGGATTGCTGCTGGACAGCACGATGCGGTCTACGCCATTCGGAATATCCGAGATCGGCGGGTTGTAGCTAGCAGTGATGCGTTTGAGAATTTCGTCGCGCTTGGGGTGGCTGTACAGACGCGCCATCAGTTCCGACTTGGTGATGTAGTACGTCTGTACCAGCGCCTCTTGTCGGTCTAGGTAGGGCGAATCTTCACGCAGCACACCCATCGCACCCGGTTCCACCATGTACGGGTGGATGCCGTTGTTGTAGATCAGCTTGATGAAGGTCGAGTTGTAGACCAGTGACCAAGTGAGCGCGGTGCTGAATACTTGGTCGCAGTTGCTGTTGAGCCACTCATCGTTGAGCGCCTGCGTCAGCACGGGAATCTTGCGGTGTTCCTGATTCGGGACAGACGCGCCCAGGTTGATGCTGAAGCGCGTTGTCTCTGCCGAGTAGAGGAACGAGGTTAGCTGGTCAAGGTGCGGATAGATTTTGTTGTAGATAGCAGGCACATCTTCCGGGCCTGCGCCGAACAAGTAGTACGAACGCAGGTTGGCATAGTCGGGCTTGCGTTCATCGCGGGACACCAGGCACTTAGCCATGATGTCCAGGTAGAACGCTTCCCTCTCAAGTGCTTTGCTAGGTATCCGCATTATTTCTTGATCGCCAGGTTCTCATGGTCGGCTATATAACTTGCGGCGCGGGGGCCTGTCAAGTTCCCTGCTTCCTTGGGTTTGATGCCTACGGGTTCTCCGTGGATGGATTGTACCGCCCTGCCGGACAGGATGGACTGCATATTTAGCCCCTTCATGCCGCCACCCCAGATCGCCGCATCCCCCGGACGGCCCTCTTGCACCTGCTGCGCCTCGGCAACTTCCTTGGGAACATCGGCATTCTTGCGGGTGTAGTACCCGGCCTGGCTGTCACCCTCTCGCGTGGACTTGATATTGGTCATGTTGAAGTCCATGGCAAGCTGTTTCAGGTTCTTGTCGCTGCCTTTGGTCTTGTCGCTCATGTAGCCGGGGGCTTGCAGGTGGACAATCATCACGCCCTCCTCACATCCTTCCGGGCAAATGGGCGCATAAGCCTCAAAATAGCCGTGTTCTTCACATTTATAGTCATGCAGTATGCGTGGCATCGTTATCTCCTTAATTGTTCATCAATATCAAGATTAGAGTAGTCAGCCTTGTTTTTAAGGCCAATTTTCAGCTTTATTTGCCCGTTTTGCACCTCTAAACCCATAGAACGGGCCACTCTGGGCTTGGGTTCCTTGCGATATTGGACGAATCGGGTCTGGTCACGGTTCATCATTACCGCCACTTCGCCCCGCAGCCAGGATCGATACCCCTTGGAAACCCGGCGCTGGATGTACTCGGTGAGGGGTTCTTCCTCGCGGATAAACACCAAGCGCAGGATAGCCACGGATACGCCGCACAGATCGGCAAACAGGGGGATGCTGATACCCCGATTCCGGTCTGCCAAAAACCGTTTGATGGTTCGTTTTAACTCTTGACGGGGAATGACGGGATTCATTTTGTAAACTTATCCTAGTGCTTTGTAAACTTATCTTGTTTCATTGAAATCCAATCCGTTTCAGGTAGTCACCGACTGTGCGCTGGCTGATGTCACCGATTGCGCCGTTGTCCTGCTTGGGTTCCAGCTTCTTGGAACGGTCACGGGTCAGACGCATCTGGATGAGGCGGGGCTGCACCTGCTCGGCAAAGGCAGCGCAGGCCAGCGCCGAGGCAATCACCCGGTCATCCTTGTTCCTGCCGGAAGCCTCAATGCTTGCGCCGTCACGGATGATGGTTTTCATTTCCTCGATGGTGTCGATGGACAGGACTTCCATCATGCCGCGCTCGAAGTAGTCCTTCATGTAGGACAGCATCCGTTCCTTGGTCTGGCTGGTGGTCTGCCAGCCAATGCTGTTGGTCACGCCGCCCATGTTGTCGTTGCGCCGCCAGAGGTAGTTGGTCATGTGCGACAGAACATCCATCAGGTCACGGCCTCGCTGACCTTCCAGCATGGACGCTTGCCTCTTAAGGTTTCTTAATTCATTAATGACCGCCTGCCCTGGCCCATTGATTTCGAGGTTGAGGGTGGAGTTCTTGTAAGCGCCAGCAATGTGGGCGATGGCCCAGGCCAACTGGTAGGTGTTCATTTCGCTGGTGGCAAATTCCAGCACCTGCTCTAGGCCATCAGCGTAGGCGCGGTAGACCTGGATGCAGAAGCGGTCAGCCCAATCGGACGAACCGTAGGCTGGGTCAGCGCCGATGACGTAGTAGGCAGAGTCAATCGGCTCCTCCCAGACGCGCATCGAGGCAAGGCGCTCGGTAGACTTCATGCACTCGGTGTCGGTGAAGTTTGCGCCCATGCTGTAGCGGTAGTAGTCCGGCAGCTGCTTCTTGGCATTCTTCATCGCGTCCGTACACCGGGCGTTGCTGAAGTAGGAAGTGCCGGTCATCACGAAGGCGTAGTCCTCGGTGGGCGGGAATTCCTGATACATCAGCGCATCGTCCTTGATGCCCTCGTGCAGCTTCCAGCGCCACCAGGCCATCTGCCGGGAATTGATCTCGACGTTGTAGAGTTTCTTGATGTCGCGTGTCCACTCCCGTTCCTCCGGGGTTAGCTTGCCGTCCCAGTAGACTTTGTAGGTCTGGGTGTCGGCTCCCAGGGAGTAGAACTGGTTGCGCCACCAGCCGCAGAAGATCGCCCGTTGCGTCTTGGCACGTTTAGCAGTGGTGTACATATCGTGGAACATATTGAAACCCTGGGCGGTACTCTCAAACATATAGAGGCGTTCAGGGTTCGTTTCCGCTAGGGAGGCTATTAGGGAGGCTAAACCCTCCTCATTGCCCCAGCTAGCCGTTTCCGTGCCGTGCAGGTAGGTGATGGCCTTACCCTGACCCAGACGGCTCTTGTTGCCGGCAATCTGGTAGAAGATACGGGAACGGTTCTTTAGCACCATCTGGTTACGGTTGTGGGCCACCAGGGGAATCT